TCTTCAATAAAAATCTTGGTTGACGCGCATGTTAACAAGTATTCTGATATTCGTGCTTTCTATGCAATTAGCGAAAACAAAAACTTTGATCCAATTTACACACCATTCCCAGGATATGCCAATTTAAATGATAGAAAACAAGTTATTAATCCAGAAGATAATAATGGTTTACCTGATGTTTATATTCCAGTTTCCGATTTTATCGGTGTTTCTGGGGAAAATGTTGACTTTAGAGAATATACCTTTACTGCAGATCAATTACCTTCATTCAGATCATATAGAATAAAACTGGTAATGACTTCAACTAATCAAGTTTATGTTCCAAGAATAAAAGACTTGAGAGTAATTGCTTTAGCATGATATGGAAAAAGAATACTTAAAAGTAGAAGGTTACAATAACCTTCTACGTGACCCAGACACAAATTCCATTGTAAACACAAACATGTCCGAGTATGAACAGTATTTGGCAAGAAGGAAGACAAAATCTGAAGAGAATGAAAAAGTACAGAATTTAGAGGAAGAACTTGCTAGTATGAAAAGTGATATTGATGAAATTAAATTTTTACTTAGGAGTTTGGTAAATGAATCCAGATGAAATTACACTAGAAGATCTTGGAAAAAGTTTTGAGTATTTTAAAGCTTGTACTGAAATAGATTCTATTGAAGATGTTGAAGATCTAAGATTAATTGCAAAAGCATATATGAAATTATATCTAAAGCAGCAAGAAGTTGTAAAAGATCTTCTAAAAATTTGATCCCTAAATATTTTTAAGAGGTAGAAAAGTAATGGCACAACCATCTACTAGGCAAGAACTAATTGATTATTGCAAAAGAAAATTAGGTGCTCCTGTACTAGAAATTAATGTTGCAGATGAGCAAATCGAAGATCTAGTAGATGACGCTGTTCAGTTTTTCCAAGAAAGACATTTTGACGGAGTATATCAAACTTTTTATAAGTATAAAATAACCCAAAGTGATATTGATAGAGGAAGAGCTCCCGTATCAAACAATAGAGTGGGAATTGCAACTACAACTGCTTCCGCAAATATTCCAGGTATTGGTACAACTTCATTTAATTTTTACGAAAGTGGTAATTATTTGCAAGTTCCACCAAATATTATAGGAATCACTAAGATTTTTCATTTTGATGGATCGAATACAATAACTAACAATATGTTTAGTGTGAAGTATCAATTATTCTTGAATGACGTTTACTATTGGGGTGCGACTGAGATTCTTAGTTATGCGATGGTAAAAACCTATCTTGAAGATTTGGACTTCTTATTAACAACACAAAAACAAATAAGATTTAATAAGAGACAAGATAGACTATACTTGGATATTGATTGGGGATCAGTGAGTCCTGATCAATACATAATAATAGATTGTTATTCAACTTTAGATCCAAATGATTACTCTAGAGTTTGGAATGACTCATTTATAAAACCTTATTTAACTTCATTGATAAAAAGGCAATGGGGGCAAAATATGATGAAATTCACTGGAGTTAAACTTCCCGGTGGAGTTGAATTGAATGGTAGACAAATGTATGATGACGCACAGAGAGAAATTGATCTGTTAATGGAAAAAATGTCTAATACTTATGAACTTCCACCATTTGACATGATAGGTTGAGGTAAAAAAATTATGCTCAATCCATTCTTTCTACAGGGTTCAGATACTGAACAAGGTTTAATTCAGGATTTAATAAATGAACAACTTAGAATGTATGGCGTTGAGGTTTATTATTTACCAAGAAAATATATATCAGAAAACAAGGTAATTAAAGAGGTAATAGAATCTAAGTTTGATTCCGCTTTACCAATAGAAGCATATTTAGAAAATTTTGAAGGATATGGAGATAATACTACTATCCTATCAAAGTTTGGTATACAGTCTCAACAAGAAGTGACATTAACAATTTCAAGGGAAAGATTTGAAACTTATATCACTCCTCTTATAAAAAATCTATCAAATATAAAATTATCTACAAGACCAAAAGAGGGAGATTTAATTTATTTCCCATATGGAGATAGATTATTTGAAATCAAGTTTGTTGAACATGAGCAACCTTTCTATCAACTCAGAAAAACTTATGTTTACACTTTGAAATGTGAACTATTCCGATATGAAGATGAAATTATCAATACTTCTGTAGATGAAATTGATGACACTTTGGAGGCAATTAATGGTGCCGATGGAGAACAAATTTTTGTCGGAAGAACTCAGACTTTAACTTTGATAGGAGTTGGTCAAACAGCCACTGCTACAGCAACTATAACGAACGGTGGTATTAGATTCATAACTGTCACAAATAGAGGTGGAGGATATACTTCTACTCCAAGAGTTGCTATTTCTTCAGCACCTGCGGGAGGAACAACTGGTATTGCAACAGCAGTTATGATTGGTGGTATAGTCGTATGTAATGATAACTTAAATCCACAGGCAAAATCCGTTCAGCAAGTTGACATAATAAATGCGGGTTCTGGGTATACTTCAGCACCTGGAATTAGATTCATTGGTGGTGGAGGATCTGGAGCTGCTGCTACCGCAACAATAGGAAATGGAATTGTAAATATTGTAGCATTATCCTCCGGCGGATCAGGTTATTCAACTGCACCATCAATAACATTCACTGGGATATCAACTGTTTCAGCTGCTGCTACAGCAATAGTAAGTTCCGCTGGAACTATTACTTCCATAAGACTCACAAATACTGGACTAGGATATACTCAAGCACCATCAATAACAATATCTCCACCGTCAACTTCGGGAATAGGAACATTTGCATTTAAAGAAATAGTAACAGGAAGCACAAGTGGAGCAACTGCTATCGTAAGAAGTTGGAGTGCCATAACCAATAAGTTGACAATTTCCAATGTATCCGGAACATTTATTGCGGGAGAAGGAGTAGTAGGAGCTGCCTCAAGTGCGTCTTATAAAATAAGAGTTGTGAGCACAGACGTTACAAATGACGGATATGCGGATAATATTGATATAGAAAATGAGTCTGATGAAATAATTGACTTTAGCGAGACAAACCCATTTGGAATGCCATAAATATTATTTAATTGTAACAATTCAAACTCAATAAAGGAACCGGTAAAATGTTTGAATATTTTTATAACGAGATTTTGAGAAAAACTGTAGTATCTTTTGGGTCTTTATTTAATAATATTGTAATTAAACACAAAGACCAATCGGATAATGTTATTGATCAATTAAAAGTTCCTTTAGCATATGGTCCAATTCAAAAGTTTTTAGCTAGACTAGAACAAACTCCAGATCTTAATACTTCAGTTCAAATGACTTTGCCAAGGATGTCATTTGAATTTACTGGATTAACTTATGATTCTTCCAGAAAAGTAACAACCACTCAAACATTTACTACTGGATTAAAATCTGACGGAACTGAGATAAAAAAAGTTTATATGCCAGTTCCATACAACCTCAACTTTGAATTAAATATAATGTCAAAGTTGAATGATGACGCATTGCAAATAGTAGAACAAATACTACCATATTTTCAACCTTCATATAATCTATCCATAGAACTGGTAAATAATATTGGAGAAAAAAGGGATATTCCTGTTGTTTTGGAAAATGTAACGTTCCAAGATGATTATGAGGGAAATTTTACAACAAGAAGAGTTTTACTTTATACCTTAAGATTTACAGTAAAAACATATCTTTTTGGGCCCACATCTTCTGCAACAAAAGATATTATCAAAAAAGCTACTATCAGTTATATTGCTGGAGATACTACAACAACACCCACAAGAGAAGTTGTTTTTTCTTCAGAACCAAGAGCTATCAAAAACTATACTGGTACAGTAGTAACAACATTAACAAAAGATATAACAATAGAAGATATTCTAATCACAGTCAATGACGCTAGTTCTATAGTAACAAAAAGTTATCTCGATATTGAAGGCGAGGAAGTTTATGTTCGTTCGAAATCGGGAAATGTTTTGACTGTGGACAGAGGAAAAGACGGAACTACAGTAACATCTCATTTATCAGGATCTCCCGTCAAATCAATAACAACAACTGATAATACATTGATACAAGAAGGCGATGATTTTGGATTTAATGGAACTACGGTATGAAAATGACAAAAAAATTTGACAAATTAAATGAAACTTTCAACGTATCTAGTGAGGTAGTTGAAGTAGATCAAGATACACAAAATGAAATTATAAAAGTTGAAGATTCCCCTAAGGTCGATGACATTAAAAAAGATTACGAATATACTAGAGGCAATTTATATTCATTAATAGAAAAAGGTCAGGAGGCAATTAACGGAATTCTTGAGTTAGCTCAAGAAAGTGAAATGCCAAGAGCATATGAGGTTGCTGGACAATTAATTAAAAATGTTGCTGACGCAACTGACAAACTAATGGATTTACAAAAAAAATTAAAGGATATGGAAGAGGACAAGCAAGTTAGAGGTCCTACAAATGTAACTAATGCATTGTTTGTCGGATCTACTGCAGAATTGTCAAAGATATTGAAAAATCAATCAAGTTTTAAAGAAAATAAATAGTTCTATAGTAAAAATATTAAGTTAAATGGCAGCTGTAAGTTCGGTTAATTTAGTAATACATAAAGGAACTTACTTTGAAGAGATATTTTCTTTGACCGCAGAAGACGGTCTAGGTTTGAATTTAACGAATGCCATGGCGACCGCAAAGGTAAAAAAGCATCCAACTGCGGGAATTGCTTATACTTTCTCAACTACCACCACGGTTTCTGACAGCACTGTAAAAATATCAATGACAA